GCATTATTCCCCCGTCCACAAAGCAGCCGCAATACGCGGATGTGACCGGCTTGCAAGGCCGTGATCTTACAGAACTAATAAACCTACAAAACGAGGTGGAAACAACCATACGAGAGACAAGGGAGCGTCTGACCCGCGAAGCGGCAGAAGCGCGACAAAAACCGCCGGAGGGCATCCCCCCGGCACAAGAACCGCCACCGGATACACCAAAAACTCCAGAAGAGTAAAAACCACGCCCTGGAAACAGGGCGTAACTCAGCCTGCAACGGGCTGATATATAAACAAAAACGCGAACAAAACCAAAAACAAACGCGATAAAAAAACAAAACAGCTCGTCAGGCAAAAAAACCAATCAACCCCTTGATCACCCGCGCGAAGCGCGCTAGTGTAGCCGTGTGCGGAACTACTGCCGAAGGCAGGCCCAAACGACAGTTGACAAACCAAAATCTAGCCGCTAAGCTGCGGCGTTAGGAAAGCCCCTCGATGCTTTCCTCAGTAGTGACACTAAGTCACTACAAAAACAAAATGGAGCGAAGCGACATGAAAAGATCACGAGCAGGCAAGCCCGGAAAGTCATTCAAGCGACAAGCGGCACCGCACCCTGTTAACCGAATTCGGGTAACGCAACGGGGCGGAATCCGGCTTTGACCCTGCGCGATCTAACCGGGGCCATAGCAGTAAGTGTCATGTTTCTACTTGCGTCCGGCCTGGCGAGTTCTCGACCAGGGCAGACCAACGAAGGAGATAACATTCACGAAGAAGGGTTCGCAGCTGGACCCTGATTACGAGATTCCGTGCGGCAAGTGCGATGGCTGCGCCGCAGACAAGGCCAGGGACTGGGCTATACGCATGGCCCACGAATCGTACTATCACGACCGAGCGTGCTTCGTCACGCTCACGTACGAAAAAAGCCCCGGTAAAATAAACAAAAAGCATGTCCAAGATTTCATCAAGAGACTGCGAAAAGAATCAAACCGGCCGATTAGGTATTTCGTCACCGGCGAGTATGGCGAGCAAACGAGGAGACCGCATTATCATGCGATCATTTATGGTGAAGACTTTCGCGGCGGTTCTTTCGCTATCGACCACCAGTTGTACGCACATAAACGACTTGATGGAATATGGAAGTTCGGCACGTGCGCGATTTCAGAGTTTACACTCGCAACCGCACTATACGTGGCCGGATACACAAATAAGAAACTCAATGACCCTGATACATTTTCCCTTATGTCACGCCGTCCCCCCCTGGGATGGCGATACGCAAGAGAACATCAGGACGAACTATGCAGACGAGAGACTGTGGTTCTAAATGGCCAAGAGTTTCCAATACCGAAGTGCTATTTTGAGTGGATGGACCCCTCGAAGTTCCGACCAGGGATGGTCTACCTCGACTCGGTGGACAGGCGAAAGTGCCTGACGCCAATGTCGATTGACCAACAGCGAAAAGCTGAAATTAACCATCAAGCCAAACGGCGATTAAAGGAAGAAAAACTATGAAAGGTATATTCCAACTGGTATCACATGAAGACGGTTCACGAAGCGAATCGTTCAATCTGACAGTTAAGGAAATGGGTGAGGTGTTCAAAAAAGCCCAGGAAGAAGGTAATCTAAGACTAGAGGATTACGTTCTAATGATCGCGGACATCACCGACACGGAGAACAACGATACGCGAATCAGCACCGCACCATTAATACAGATAAAAACATTCATGGAACTACACGCGATAGAGTGGAAGGAAGAAGCCAATGGATAACATTGTAAGACAACCGGGTACAACCGGAACACAAAACCGTTTCGCCGATCTGCCAGTAGCAGACGTCGAACGATCAACCTTCGACCGTTCCCACGGCTGGAAATCCACACTACCCCTGGCAGGTAGAATCTATCCCTGCTTCATAGACGAGATGGTCCCAGGCGATTCGGTATCAATGAAGGCTTCTGCCTTTGTCCGATTGAGCACACCGCTCAAGCCAATAATGGACCAGCTCCACATACAGATACACTTCTTCTCGGTGGCCAACCGTCTGGTGTATCCAGAGTTCCCCAATATGATGGGCGAACAGAAAACCATCAACGATGACATATCCCAGTACACGATTCCCCAAGTAAGTCTGGATATGTCAACTGCCTACGACACCACAGCCGATTACTTTGGCCTGCCTGCAGGGCAAGATGGCACAATAGAGGTCAGCGATTTACCATTCAGAAGCTATATGCTTATCTGGAATGATTGGTATCGCGACGAAAATCTACAGGACCCAATAGACCCCTTCACAATGACAAACCAGCAGCGGCTGGCAATCCGGACCCGGGCAAAAACAAAGGATTACTTTACGTCCGCACTCCCCTGGGCACAGAAGGGTGATCAGGTCATAATCCCTCTCGGCGAATTTGCCGAGGTGGTTACCCAGGATCCCGAAGTCGGCGGTACAACCTATTGGACGGACAAAAGCGATGGCACAGAATGGTATCTCCAATCTAACCCTACCTCTGGTGTCATCACTAACCAGGGAGGAAGTAATCCACCTGGTACAGTGGGCGATAACCGATTGTGGGCTGACCTTTCAGCTGCAACCGCCACATCAATCAACGATCTCCGAACAGCGTTCCAAATCCAGCGACTGCTGGAGCGAGACGCAAGGTCCGGAACAAGGTACGTTGAAACTGTATTCGCCCATTTCGGCGTCGAATCTGACGATCGCCGACAATTCCGACCGGAATATCTCGGAGGCGGAACTGCTCCGATGCAAATTAATCCTGTTGCCTCCACAGTACCTACGACCGAAACGCCCCAGGGAGAACTTGCCGCCGTCGGGACCGGCGTATCTACCTGTAACTTTAGCCACAGTTTCACAGAGCACTCGCAACTGCTAGGACTGATTTCGATCAAGTCCGATCTGACGTATCAGCAGGGCGTAGACAAAATGTGGCTGCGCAAGACACGGTATGACTTCTATTACCCCGTGTTTGCTCACCTGGGCGAACAGACCATCCTGAACAAAGAGCTATACTTTGATGGCACAGCCGCTGACGACGAAGTCTGGGGCTACCAAGAGAGATGGTCAGAAATGCGATACAAGGCCGGGAGAGTCTGCGGGCAATTCCGCAGCTCTTACTCAGCGTCCCTGGACGTCTGGCATTTGGCGCAAGATTTCGTAGCGCTGCCAGGGCTTAATGGCTTGTTCATATCGGACGCCCCGCCCGTCGATCGGGTGGTAGCCGTTCCGACTGAACCACATTTCCTCTGTGACATGTGGTTCGATTACAAGCACACTCGACCGATGCCAGTGTACTCAGTGCCTGGGCTCGTGGACCATTTCTGATGGTCGCCCCGGCAGTAGCAGCTTGGGCCGCGCCGGCGATAGGGGCCGCCGTTGGCGGCCTCTTCGGATTACGAGGCGCAAAAGATTCGGCCAAGCAATCACAGCAAAACGCCAGGGAGCAGATGGCCTTTCAAGAGCGTATGAGCAGTACCGCGTATCAGCGGGCCGCGACCGATCTCAAGGCCGCGGGGCTCAATCGTATAATCGCTCTGGGAAGTCCAGCAAGCTCACCGAGCGGCGCCATGGGTGCAGTGCCCGATTACGGGTCCGCGATAACCGGAGGCATGAACGCGGGCACCAACATAGCCGCAACAACAAGCGCGATCAATGTTCAGAACACAACGATCGAGCGGCTCGTATCTGATACGAAGCTGCTCGATACAAGGAACATGATCGAGCTGCAGAAATCCGCGATCTGGAATCAGATCGCCCCGATTATCGAAAAAGCGGGGAAGGATTTCAGCAAGTTGATGAATTACATGCAAGGTCCGATGCTCAGCGATCTAATGTACAACATCGGGGGACAGGGCACAGGCATAGCTAAGGCCCTGGACACGCTGCTCAGCGACATTTACGGGAGCAGATACAATAACAGCGACAATCCAATCGTGATCACTATCAAAGATGAGGCAGGAATGTAATGAAGAACAACAAGCAGGCAAAGACGGAAACAGAAACACAATACGTGCCACCTTATGTGCGCGGGAAATTCGAGCGGGAGCGGGCCTATGCGCCCACCAGCCCCGATTCGATTACCCATCAGGCAGATGCCGAGAATGCGGACATAAACCAGATCGTGGCACGTTACAAACGGACGGGCATTATTCCACCGTCCACAAAGCAGCCGCAATACGCGGATGTGACCGGCTTGCAAGGCCGTGATCTTACAGAA